ATTACTAATTTGAGTCATAATGTTTTTATTAAGCTCTTTATACTTAGTAATTATAATATCATTAGTAGTATTAGTTGTCCTAATCCTCAAAGCATCTATTCTTTTCTGAATATTTTGCTCTTTTTTAGTAAAATCATCTCTTATCTTTTGCATTGCTATTGAATGTAGCCCTTCAGCATATTCCTTCCACATATTTAATCTGGTTTGAATTACTTTAGCTTGAGTTTCACTTTTTTCCATAATTTTTTCTTGCTGTGTATTAAACCATTCCTGAGCTTCTAATTGCTCCTTTATTGCGACTTTTGCCGCCTGCAAGGCATTTAATCCAGACTTTTTATAATAGTCCTCCATAGCAATGGCATATCCTGCAGAAATATTTCCCAGCCTCTCATTAAATGCTTCCTCCTGAGCTAATATCTCCCTATGAGCATTACCCAACTTTTCTAATTGTGTTTGATAATCCTCTGTCATATCAGAAATACTTTCGGCCATCTTATTTCTTTCTTCTTCATCTAATTCTCTATTATGTTTTTCTTTCATGGTCCTAATCGTTTCTAGATGCCTATCTAAAAGATCCAGTTCGTGCTCCATTATCCCCGTATTTATTCCTATAAATCCGACTCGATTTGTAGTTTTCTGTATCCCCTCCGTGGTTGCTTTATGACCAGCTGCAATCTTATTAAAACTCTTATTCATACTTTTAGCTGCCTTATCCAACTCTTTCTCAGCCTTACCTATATTGGAAATCCAATTCCAAGCGTACATTACAGCTTCAAAGGCCACAAAATAAAGAGCCAAACGTCCCAGCGTAGCCATCAGCGCCATGAAGGCCCCTCTTGCAACCTTGGCTAAACCACCAGCCAGTTGTATTGCTTTACCCATCGCCCGGAAACCCATCGTTGCTCTGGCCAATGCGGGAGGTAATTCTTGACCAAACAGCAGTTTCAGCACTTTACCATTTGTTGCTACCCTTCTACCACTTATAGCCATTTTATTATAGGTCAACATAACACGAGTTAATTGTACTCGGTATAATTTCCACCCCTTAAGTAACTTCCCATTAGAATAATACAGTTTATCTTGAGAATATTGTGCCACTTTAGTACCATCAGCTAATTGCCTCATCCCTATTGCTGTGCCTTTTACCTGTAGTTTATATGCTTTAAACTTTTTAGTAAGCAAATCCATCTTACCAATATTTCTAGTAGCAAGTTTAAGTATAAGCTTACTGGCAATTCTATAAGCTATAAGGAATTTAAGTAACGCCCCTCCGATCATAGTACCAGACATCCAGATAAAAGTTTGACCTAATTTACCTAATACTGATGCTAAAGTGGTAATAGCACCTGCCATTGCCTCTCCAGCATCTTTCATAGCATACATAAACTGTTTCTTTTTTTCCTCATCTTTAAAAAATTCTTCTACATTTTGAGCTGCCTCCTCCATCGCCTTAACTATACCTTGTACGGCTGGTTTCATAACATCCCCCAAGGCTGCAGCAGCATTGAAAACAGTCACCTTATATTTAGCTAAACCACCTTCCATTGTATCCATAACTTTAGCAGCATCCCCAGCAAAAACAGCCCCCTCTTTTAATAATCCATTATATATAGCCTGTCTCTTTTCAGCTTCAGATAATTTACCCATAGTGGTCCCAATTGCAGTAGCATACTCTTTATACATTACCGAAAGGTTTTTAGTAATACCAGCATTATCAACCATTATTGAATTTTGATTTTTAATACCTTGAGTAGCCCCAACAATAGCTTCTCCCAATTCTAAAGTACCCTGTCTATTAAAAGCAGCTGCATCAGTTAAAACATTCATCATTTTAACAGCCTCTTTCATTCCGTACCCAGCGGATAATAAATTTTTCAAACCAGCTGCTGCTTCACTAACATTCATCAAACCACCTTTAGCTAAATCTATTGCAGCTGCTTTAGCTACTTCCATCCCAGCTCCAGTATTCATTGCAACACTACCTAAACCTCTTAGTGCAGATTCCATTTGTTTAGTAGCATTAAAGGCTTTTTTAAAGACATTAATAATACCTCTAGTAGCAAAAGCTAAAACCAATAATTGATTCCTCAAAGCCCCCAAACTTTGTCTAAATACTGTTATACCTCCATGTTGACCAATTCTTTGATCATGCCAATCCTTAAAATGTTTATTAGTCCTTTTAGCAGAAATCCCTAATTCATTTATACTTCTTCCATGACTTTTACTACTCCTAGAAGCTGACGTTGATGCTTTGTTTTGTTGTTTAATTTCAATATTTAATCTATCTATAGCCTCCTTCGTACCGTCTGAAGCAATCTTTAATTTCTTTTGGCTTAATGTCCATTCTTTAGTCTTCCTATCCATAGATAGGATTCCTTTTTTACCCTTATCAAGACCTATCCGTAATCTAGTTAGAACTTTCTCTTGTGCATCTAGAGCAATCCGCGCTTCCTTAACATTCGACGTCCAGGTGCCTTCCAGCTTAATCAAGTTCTTTTTCTCTCTTGATAAACCCGTCTCAGCAACTCCCAACGCTTTTGTTGCAGCCCTCTTCTTGTCGGTTGCTACAGTCACATACTGCAGTGCCTGCATTTCTTTTTTTATGGTTCTAGTTTCTTTCCCTCTTGCTGCAGTCAATTTCTTTTTTAGGGCGGCCGCTTCCTTTGTTTTTTCTCCAGCAGCACCCATAGCTTTTTCAAGGTCCTTCACAGATTTTGTTGAATCTTTGGTGGCTAGCTGGGCTTTTTTGTGGGCTGTCTTTAACTCAATAAGTTCGGTATTAGTCTCTGCAATCGTCTTATTAGCCTTTTTTAAGTCTTTCTTATAGTCAGCTATTGCTTTCTTACTATCTCCTATAGCCTTAGTTTGTCCCCTTTCGGCTTTAGCCAAAGCCTCCTTTTTCTTTACATAAATATCTAGCTCTTTCTCTACTTTACCTAAATCCTTCTGAAATCTTTGTACATGTCCTCTTGCTGTGTCCAGATTAACTCCAGTATCCTTTAGAGCAGTACTCATAGTATTAATATCAACTGCAGCTTTTTTAGCTTTAGAAGCTAACTTCTGCATATTGGCATCCCCTTGTAATGCCACATCTATTATCATTTGGTATCTATTCTTGGCCATAACTAAATCCCTGGAGGAACGATATCCTTGAAAACTTCATCAAAATGTTTTTGAAGGATTCCTTGAATCCCCTGATCCATTTGTTGATCCAGCTCTAAAAAATTCCTTCGTGGAATTTGCATATTATAAGTATCTCGCTGATATTTTTGAATTGTTTCCCACTTGGGTTTAGAACTAGCATAAAAAGCTGAATTACTTACTTTAGTTCCAGCTATACTATCCATATCTGGATAGAACCATCCTGCTTTTCCATCTTTTCTTTCTGGGCCTCTAAATCCCGGTACATTCCAAGTACCTCCATCTATATGCATCCAAGCATAAGGTTTTCCTACCGAACCAATACTCAAAATATTTTTAATATAATTTCCACCCTTTTTAGACTCGGTACTACTTTTAATTCTTTTAATACTCTCCCTCATGCCCCCCGACCCCACTAAATAAGGACCATCTGGATCCTGCCCTCTTGCTTTTCTTACTTGTTCAGTAACCGATGATCTACTACTATCATTAAAATAGTCTGAATCCATCCTATCTTTCAGATACCTAATCAAATAGTTACTAATTTCCATGAAGGGCTCAGTAAGATTCCCCAATTGTTTTTGTAATGCCTGTACTTGGAATGCCATGTGGTCAAAAGCAGTAAGCACATCAACATTAGCACCGCCTATTTTAACCTTTATGCCGGGGCCCCTAGTGGAAGTCCCACTTCGGCCTCCTCCTAGTGGACCTCCTGACCATAAATCTCTGGTTGTGGGCATTAGTTATTCCTCGTTGCTGGTGGTAAATTAGTATTAGGGCTTTGAAGTATACCTCCAGCCTTTCTAGGGCCTATAGCATCTTTGCTCTTCATCTTTCTATCTATTTTCTCGAACCTTATTCTTTCATAATGATTTCTTTCTGTCCTAATAGCACTAAATATATTTAATAAGGCTCGAGGCTGATCCCATAATCCTCCATCATAAGGTAAGACATTATATTCTCTAGCAGCCTGCTCAGCTTCTATTAAAAATACTAAATATGGATCCATCATGGCAGTGGGACACACTTCAAGAGGAGAGGTAAAATATAACCTCAAAGCCTCAAAGGGGGGAATATCAGGAAATGTCTCTTCTACTATAGTTAACTCTTCAAATATATCATCAAGAGTCATTTCCTTTTTTTCATATCCTATGGGAGATTGTGAAGGTAAGTCCTCTCCGAATATAGGATGATCAAGTTCGTATGTGTCATTCCCTGGCCAAGTTTGTAAGTAGCAAGCTCTTCCTGTATACATCTTGTTAGCGATGCAATAATCGCAGTCATAAAGGTTTACCCGTTCTCTTTTTTCGCTTTTCCAGAGGCTAAAGTAGGTGAGGAGCTGGATTTTTTTTTCTCCCCAGCTTTAAGAATTGAAATGTTATTAGCTGCTTCCATAATTTCAATAAGAAGGTCAGCTGAAAGATCCATTGCAATTTTTCTTAAAGTAGGTTCATCCTCAACCAATACAAATAACCCTTGTTTGTGCAAATCCGGGAACTGGTCTGAAAAGTAGTAATTTTCCCACTTAACTACAACATCAATAAATTCCTGCAAATCTGCATTATCTAATTTAGTAACGTTGAGTTCTCTATAGCCTTTGCGTCCATCTCTACCTGCTGAAGCATATCTAGACATGGTAACATTAGCTGCGTGACCGGTTTTAGGTTTAATCCAAATTACAGACTGATCTTCTTTTACCATCCGTTCCTCTTCGGGAACAAAGGGGATAGCCTGTCTTGAAACGCCTTGTATAGCCATTATTTTATTTCCTTATTTTTTGAGTGCCCCTTAGTAGGGTACCTCTTTTTTGTTTTTGTTTCTGTTATATAATGTACCCAATCCGGTACCACAAAACGTGGTACCGGAGTACGGGATACATTATCTTTTTTACTAATTGTCAAGATTATGCCGAAAGATCGTATAAAGCATCATCATAAAGACTGTATATCTTTATTGCTTCATTGGTTGAATCTTTTACTGCCTGGAATGAACATTCAATCATCAATTCATTATCTCCAGCAATTTCATAATCAGTACATTTAGCATTTACTAAAACTGATACGTGATTCTTAGGATCTGTATCAGTAGTATCATTCTTGTAACGATCAATAAGATCTCCATCAAAGCTGCGATCATCTTCTATAGCAACTGTTGCACCGGATTGTCCCCAGTACCAACAAACCCTAAAGGGGGTCCCCTCAAGGAATTTTTCGATAACCCAGTTCTTTTCAACATTATCATTTCCTGGATCCCAAGGGAAGGACATTGACCCTTCAATGGTCATTCTTCCTAAATGAATTGATCCTGCTGCATCATCATTATAGAAGTTGAACATTGGATTAGTATTTACCGTAATGGACATGCTGGGAGTGTAAATATCCGCCCAGCTTCCAGCACTATATTCAATTCCCACCGTGCAATCCTGATATTTCAATGGAGTAATATCAGCAAAACTTGATGCCAATGTAGTAGTAAGTGTGGTCAAGTTACCTTGAGACCAGTTAGCTGCCTGAATTGTTGGTTCAATAGTTAACAATCCGCCAGATTCACCTGACATTGTCAGTGAGGAACAAATTCCCCCCTTAACAATCAAGTCAACCCCATCTGAATCGCCAGCCGGTTGCATTGAACGAGTGAAATATCCATAATTAACAACATCAGCATCAGTGTAAGCTGAACCGGTCAATCTATGCATATCTGTTTGGTTGCCAGGTGAATCTTCTTCCGCGCCTGATTGAAGCAACAATTTCGTCATTGCCGCCACATTGTAAGCATTACCTAACATTGGAATTGAAAATTCTATGGGATCTCCCGATGCTGCCACGTTAAATTCTAAATCGTGACGAACCGAAAGGCCCCTAGCTTCTTCAGTATCCACTGAGGCAGCGGGTGATTTGAAATTGGGATGATCTGTTAATGGTAAAGAAAATTTACCAGCAGCAACCCCCTCTCCTTGTATACCGATATCAGTTGCACCATATGAGGGTGATCCACCCACATGGGCGGTTAAACCAACTGATCCAGCAGTTTGTCCGAGGTCAAGTTCCATTCCATATAGATCTTGCCATATTGTACGAGTAGCCATAATTAGCTCTCCTTATTATTATTCATTGTCAAGAGCAGATCGGTCTTCAATGGATGCCTCGTCTACAACTTTAGTTTCTTCTTTACTATTTTTTGACTTTTTGCTCTTTTTAGGAGCCTCTTTCGTCTTTTTTTCTGAAATTATTTCATAGGTACCTTCAATTAAAATATCCATTAGTTCATCAGGTACTTCTGTTTCTCCCCCTAACTTCAATAATGGTCCAATATCCCCTAATTTTTTTCTCCAAGGGCCTAATTTAATTTGACCTGTTTCTGTTTTTACTATAGGCATAACTTTATCTCCTTAGTTTGGTAATGTTTCAAAATGTTGAGCAGTAAATGAAAGGGAACTACCATACAATAATTGACCCCTATCTCCTACTAATTGTCCGAAGGTTATTCCATCATAATCATAATGAACTACTTTTCCTTGGAAAGTAGTATTAGCAAGTAATATTTGTCTGCAATAATCTGCAATCTTCAAATTTCTTCTCAAATTTTCTTCTCTGCTTCCCATCTGGGTAAGAATATTAATACTTATATCTCTTTCAATTACATCTTTTCCAGCAATAGCATGTTCCCTATTTTCTGCCTCAATCCCTATAAAAATTGTGGGAAAAGTAGCAGAGGGGGGCATAGTAAAACTTCTAAAACTTTTAGTATTTGATAAAATATCATTGGCTCCCGTCTTATATTTTTTAAAGACAATTGCAATACTATCTATTAATGTTTTAGCATCACATACAGCCATATTGTATATATCATAAGAAGTTGTTATATCCGGACTAAACTCATCTTTACTCCAACAAGCCATTTCCAAAGAAGCCTGGTGTATAAATCCATTCCTATAAGGAACTGGTTTATCACTAGCCCCAATACTGGTAATTTGAAGATCAAAAACAGTAGGATCAAAAGGAATTGTGCTTGATGGAATTTGCCAATAATCAGAGTTTGTTACAAAAATATCTTTTACTTTTTCAATCATCCCCATAGCGGCCCGCATAGAATCTTTTGATTTAGCCTTACTAGCATAAACCTCAATTCTTATTTGTCTAACGTTAATCATAATTCCATTTCTTATACCATTATTCCTTTCATCAATTGGAACAATAGATATAAAAGGGAAAGCTGCAGGATTCGTTACAGGTCCAATTCTAACCTGTTTCACGCTGCTAAGAGTACCAGAGGTAGTTACCTCGGTCTTTATAGCTGCTTTTATATCATCTAGTAAATCAGCAGTTTTTGTGCTGTAAGCAGGCATTCAAGCCTCCCAGGTTAACGTTTTCAGTAACGCCGATCAGGGCTGTAGAGATTCGAAACTAATTAACATTACGACGATTCCATTCGTCATCTTGGTAATTAGTAACATCCCTACCATAATTATCGATTTCATAATCGATCTGTATTGGGTCGAGATTACGAGAGGTTAGATCTTTTTCAAGAAAGATGACCCCTTTTTGTAATGCTCGAATAAGTCTATTGTAAATTGTTTCGTATTTGGTTGCTGTTGCCGAAGCATCAGGAACCTCTTCAGTATAAATTGTGTTGAGTATATAAACTGCTGCAAGCAATGAACTCATGTGAGTTGTCATGCCTTCGCAATTGTAAACCGGAACATACCAAATATCTCCGGTTGCAAATGTACCAGACCAAAGATCTTTATTGACACTTAACCAAGTATCAGTAGTTGTAAAAGTGGTAGATGTATTGCCGCTACCTTGGACTCCGGTTAAATCACTAGTACAATCATAAGCAGTAGCACTAGTAAATGTAAATTTATAAACCTGGGTTTCTACTCCAGAATCATCACTAACAGTCATATCCACTACCCCATCTGAACCAGATAATTGTGCAGTACCTGTATATCCCCTACTTGGATGAGGTGTCCCAAGTCGGGGAGTGGATGTTAGATCAGCCCCATAATAATTTTTTAATTGAGCTCTAAGTTGAGAATCATTCTTCCAAATTATATCTCTTATTTTTTGAGGAGTTACAACAGGAAAATTTTCATCCTCCTCATCATATAATTGTGGAATTAAATCCACAACATCTAAATAGGTTGATAGTGTTTCTAAAGAACTAGCCATTATCTATTATTTACCGTGGCCACGGGTGCCTTTTCTCGCCCTGGCTCCCTTATATCCACTCTTCCTCTTACTCACGTTCCCACCTTTTCCACCTCCAGAATATTTTCCGTGAGTTCTCTGGCTAGCTTTTGGGGCCCCGCCCCCCTTCTTATCATCTTCTTTTCCTTTACCTTTTCCTTTTCCCATTATTTCGTTCCTTTTGATCTAGGTCTACCTTTAGTAGGACCGGATTTAACTTTAAGGCCACTTTTTCTTACTCCACCTTTATAGCGACCATCTACTTTCTTATGCATCCGGCGGGCTTTTGAGGCTGCCCCTCCTTTTGCCTTACTTTTTCTACGAGCCATTTAGCTCGTTATTCCTTTTTAGAGGATTTCGAAGCTTTTTTTGATTTAGCTCCTTTTTCAACTTTCGGTTTTGATACCGGCTTGTTCCTTTTAGTGCCTTTCATATTGTCCTTCCTTTATGGTTAAGAGTTATAGGGGGCAATGAATGCCCCCCATTACTTTTTGTGTCACTTATTATTAAGCAGTTGACTTAATAATGTATCTCCAATCGGTATGTCCAATACCATAATGGTAAGACCATCTGAAACGAGCCACAATCTGATTGGTGAATGCTAATTCGGAATCAGCTCCTTGAGAAGCTGTTGCCGGTTTGTAAACATTCAAGCCAAGAAGCTGTGATGGGAAATCTCCCATGTACCAGGTTGTAGTATCGCCCATAAATACAGAACTCATAATATTAAGTCCTCCACCTAAGTCGTCTACTGGGTTGTAACTTGGTACGTTGTCGTTGCTACCGCCATAATGCAAGAATTGACTATTCATGATCTTCGCTGCTGTTGCTTTTAGTGCCGACGGTATAAGTACAGTCTTTGGGACTATGCTTATTTTATCGCCTGCTTCATCTACCATATCGGCAAATGCTAAATAAACAGCTTCTAGGTCTGTATAATCAACAAGAGCATTAGAAGCCACTAGATTATCATTAACTTGACCATCAAGAGATGAGTGATCATTCGAATACATCGTAATGTCGGAACCTTTGTATTGAGCTCCTCCAAAGGAAGCTTCTTCAAATGCTGTCCGAGCAGTTGCTTCGATTGTCTCAACAATCATCTTTTGTTTGTGGTGTCCACCAGCTCTTCCAACATCTTTAGCTCGGCTAAGAACTTCGCCAGTACGGTCTTCGTAGATAACTTCTCGGGTAAGGGAAATCATACGACCAAAATCAGCCATTTTGATTTTCCAGTTTTTCTCACCCATTGAGGTTTCTTCGTACGCCATACCTTGACGTCTTAAGAGTGGTGTTGTGTCCCCAGCGCTAAAGCCAACAACGAGTTCTTCATCAGTTCTCATTGCTTGGGATTCTCTTACCAAACTTCCTACCTCGCCTAATGCTAGGTTATATTCATCAATAATATCTTTATTGATAACCTTTGCAGCAATAGTAGGAAATGCGGAAGAGTTTAAGGCCTCTGCAACTCTCGATGCATCAGCTCCCATCGGACAATCAACCAGTTCTTCAAACAATTGTCTGAATGAAAAATCAGAAGTTCTGACCTTTCCGGTTTCTAAGAGATCATTAACTTTAGAACCAGCGTTTTCATAACCGGTAAATTGATTACCAGCTTTTTCAACTTCTGATTCAACTAAGTTTCTAATCATTCCATTTTGTGCCATGATTAATATCCTCCTGTTAAGCCGAAACTTCGAAAAGTTTCTGGAGACTTACCACATCGACCAATACCTTCAAAGAGGTTGCGGAAGCTTTATATTCCAACGAATTGCAAATAGTGTTAGCTGAGTCATCATCTTCAAGAGTGCCATCTGACTTATATTTCAACCCAGCTCCTGGGGTGAAAGTAGCAGATGTAGTTGGAACTTCAACAATACATTGGGTATAAACCAATAATTCTTGAGGACCATTTGCATCTTCAGACAATGTGCCACAAACGCCAAGGAATGTAGCATCCTCAGCAGCAGCACTAACCTTTTCCACGCCGGTTGCGTCCCAATGGACAAAGTCCCCGACCTGGATGTCATCTGCAGCAGTTAGCTTAGGGAGAGTAAGTCTCCCATAGATAGCATCACCATACTGAAGTATGGCACTTGCTTTTAAATCAGCCATAATTTATCTCCTAGTTAGGGTTTGCGTGTTGTTGTTTAATTGATTTAATAAGATCGTCCTCAGTAATTTCTCCGGGGATGGGATCTTCTTCTACTTCAGTTGACTCTTTGGCTTGACGTTGACCGTTTCCGGTAACCTCTCCTGCCTGGGTCTCAACTAAAGACTTCCGGTCTTTTATTCGAGAAACAATAGCTTCTTCATCTTCTAATTTCATCAAATCCTCGATGAAAACTTCAGAGATGTAATTGTCAGCCAGTTCATGTTCCTCAATAAGACCTTTAACCATTTTAGACTTGGCAACGATTTTCTCCTTAATCTCGAATTCATCGAGTTTAATTCGGAGTTCATCGTTAGCCTCAGAAGCCTCTTCTAGTTTCTTTTCTAGATCTTCTTTTGACTTTTCTAGAGTAGAGATTTTAGCTTCAACTGCAGAATTAGATTCTACATCTGCTACTACCTCTTCTCTGATTTGTTCAAAAAGATCAGGATAATCAACTCGGAAAGACTCCTTGGTCAGTGTGACTTCGGAATTAGCCATGTTTGATTCCTCCGTTTCTTTTGTAATGAGATTAGTCATCTCGTGTTTAAACCCTTCCATTAATTGGGAGAGTTTCTTTGTTGCTTCATCGGTGATCTGAGAAGCCATTAATTCGACAACCTGTCCTCCAGCGGAGGGGTAAGTGACGAAATCTACCGAGTTAAGGAAAGCTAGTTCCTCAACTACAAATTTTTGTCTAGTTGATTTTTCGGGGTCAAAATTTTCTTCGCCCCAAAGGATACCATCCTTTTTTTCTGCCTCTCTTATTCTAGCCCGAGCATCAATTGAAGCCCCAACTAAACCATCATGATTTTTAGCTAATTCATAAAGCCAAGAGGTAGCAGGATTATCAACTACTTCTACAATAGCATAAGCAGCTCCATCCTTTTTGTAACTTTCTGTAGCAACTGCAACTAATTCGTTGAAGCTTCTAGCTCCCCCTCCGAAAAAATCCATAGAATGATCCATATACATCTGGGGCCTTGATTGAATTAGATCAGCAACTGATTCTGCTACATCCTTAGAATAGTAATAACCATTCTTAGATAAACCTGTTTCAATTAGCTTAACCACCATTTGTTTTTTATTGGGGTCTTTAGTTTCACGAACTTTAACAGATAAAGTTTCATGAATGTCTATTTCTCCCGGCTGGGGAATAGAACCTAAAGGAGGAGTAGGAGAGTCAGGAGTTACACTTGCTAGAGTGCTCTCTTTTAAAGTTTTCATATTGTTTTCCTGATTCATCTAATAAGATTTAAGTACGAACAACACAAACCTGTGCCAATCTGTACGGATGAAATATAATCTAGGTATTATTTCCTATGCAAGGATTTATGTAAAAAAATCTAAAGTTCTCCAGGCTCGGGGTAAATTTCCATAAGCTTGTAAGTTCTATCAGCTTCTTTAACATCATTACACGAAGTCCCCAATACTTTTAACTCGAGAGTTCCGTAATAGTTCCCCTTATTAAACTTATCAAGAATAAAAAATAAATTCATCCAAAAGGGAGTACCTTTTCCATATTTGTTTACATCAAAAGATTTATCTAATCTTTCACAAAGTTTATGTTTAATAGCCTCTTTTTGTTCTTCAGTGTATTCTTTTATCTGCATTTGTTATATTTCCTCATTGTAGACATATTTAATTAACATGAAAGTAATAAGTATCCTTTCTCTTACTGCTTCCCAAACATCAGCCTGGTGACCTGGTTGAAAGTAAGAAAGAAATGATCTTAAGTACAACTCATTACAAAGTGATCGGTTTGTCTTAGTATGCCTTAATTTATACATCTCTAAAGCTCCCTCTACACATCGAGTTTGTCCAACTCTTCCATATAAGAACCCTATTTGAGGATCCCGTTCGATGCGCTGCTGAAGAGGGGGAATTTTTGAGAAAATAGCATAAGCTTTCTTCTTATCTTTCGCCCCTAAATACAAACGACCCAAAGCTAAATAAGTACTTAATTGTCTCCTTTGGTTATTATCCGATATTTTCGGACACTCTAACAGTTTCAATAAAGTTTCCGCTAAAAATTCTCCATGAGAAACCAATCCTGCCTCTACACATCCCCAAAGACATTCATATATTCCACTTGCTCTGATATCATCCCATTCGGCCTTTTGCTCCTCTAGACTACTTTTTTTCCTCCTATAGTGTTTAATTCTATTAGCCTTCTTAAAAACATTTTTTAACCTGGGAAGGAAGTCTTTATTATTACATCTATTTATTCCAAATCTAAAAACTGGGTGCCCCCGAATAGCTATCTGCTCAAGATGTTCATCAAAAGAAGTTACTTTTTGAGTCTCCCATATATCAAAGAATAAATGTTTAGCAGATAAAGCCACTATCTTTTTTAATAAATCAATATCTATATTATCCGGAAACTTTTTTGTCTCATAGGGGTGCGGGCTTTTAGCTTTAATTTCTTCCTCTATGGCCGCCATTTGAACTCTAATCTCTCCCCGCATAACTTGAACCTCTTCTCTATTAGAGAACTTATTATACCAAAGAGGATCGGGATTCCATAAAGCCGTCCAACTTTCTCTATAAACTTTAGTCTGAAAAAGCTCCCCGAATAATTGATTATGATTGTGATTAATTCCTACTTTATTAATAATAGCAAGAGTCTCATAGAGACCATATTTATTATAAAGTCTTTCATCTATCTTGGGTGTAGTATATCTCATAATCCCCCCAATGTTTAGTTTGTATATTTGGATACTCACATAAATCTAAGTGTTTTGAATAATCAAAACTATCCGCCTGATTTATTTCGTGTGCTATTATTTCTTTAAAGCGGCCCTTCAAGTTTAGCTCCATACTTCCCCTCTCTTGTCTCCAATCATGTCTTAATACTATACCCCTCGGAGTATTTAAAATTTGCGGAATAAAAATATAAAAATCTTCTTTATTTTCATATACCCACTCTGATGTGTAATACATATCGAAGCTATCACTAATTTTTGGGAATAATCTTTTACCCTCATGGAAATAATTATGTACAATTGCTTTATACATGTTTCTAGTATAATTATTTATTTTGATAATAAAAGATCCACTATTTACATAACAATCCTGAGGCCTATAAGGCTCTCTTGAAAAACAGCCCTGTTTATTTTCATTATTAATCAATTCAGTTATAAGTTGATTTAGATAGGTTGGATTTTCTATCCAAGCATCACTATCTAGAAAAACAACAATATCATTATTCGTAGTATTTAAGTATTCTTCCATAATGCCCATTTTAGCAGACTGAGCAGCCCTAAACCTCAGCTCGTCTGTATGAGGGTGTGAATTAAATCTATCAATCATAACCTCTTCCATAAATAAAAAATTATAGTTATAGCCTAATTTTTGACAAAGAGTTCTATTAATTGAAGCTCCTAGCCTTATATATTCAACATAAGGTCTATTATCTACCTGTAGTACAACTATTTTTTTATCTTTAACCAATTAATCTCCAAATTCTAAATCATTTCTAAAAAAGGCTCTTGTTCTTCGGCCTTCTATATCTTCCTTATTTTTAGACCAATAAAATACAGGTAATGTTTTCCGTATCATACCTGAAGTAATTGGTTCTGGTATTCCGTGCCAAGATTCGTATTCATGCTTATATTTAAAAGTTGAATTTGAACATTTAAATACATTCAACCTATTAAACTTATATGGAACTCTACTATGATTTTTCTTTCCATCATGTAATATCAAATCAAAAGAAGAATCATATTCTTCAGAAGCACATAACACGGCACTGTATTCACGTGTCCAATTTTTATTACCACCATGAATATCAGTATCAAGATGCATACCTAAAAAACCTTTTTCTGGTAATAAATGCATTCCCGCACCATAAAATTGGAAATCGGGGAATACTTTAACATCAATACCAAAATCCTTAAAGTATTCACCAGGATTAAAGAAAGTAGCAATATAATCTAACACTGCAAGAGCAGGTACAGTAGCTGACTCTCTATCCCGTGTTGTCATTTTCAAGGCCATATTATCACTTGTGTTTCCATCATATTTATACCAGCCCTCCCAACTTAAATCGGGGAAGCTATTAGCCGCTGCACGTAAAAGTGACGGTGACAGAAAATCATCTATAGCTATAGCTGGATATGGGTTATCTACTCTAGTAACTTTCATAAGCACCTTTTATAGTTATTCCCATCAGCTGTTCTAAATCATAATTAACTATTACCTCAGAAATATAATCTATATCATCAACAGACAAAGTGGGATTTAGAGGTAAGTAAAAGCCGATCTGAGACAATCTATTAGCTTGGGGATACTCCCCTAAATCATATTGAGTTAAAAAAGATTGAGTATGCATAGGATAAAAGTAACTCCTAGTCTCTATTCCATTATCCGCCAAAGCCGCACGTAAGGAATCTCTATGTCCATCAGCTAGAATTGGCATAATCCACCAAGCTGAAGACTTTGTAGTCTCTGGAATCTCTATACAACTTACATCCTTAAGATTATTCTCATATCTCTGTCTTAGAGTCCACCTGGATAACATAAATTCTTCATGCCTTCTATGTTGCTCTATACCCATAGCCGCTTGCATGTTAGTCATTCTGTAACCGAAGGCTCTTTCCGTATGGCAAAAATGTTTTCCGGGAGTAAAAGCGTGCATCCTAATTCTATCTAATCTATCTTTTACATCTTTGTTGTCAGTAATAACAAGCCCTCCTTCACCTGTTG